CGTAACACCAAACGATACAAGCAAGTTGGCAAACTGCGGGTTGCTCATCAATATGTCTTTGTCAAAAGCGGCAAGCAACTCGGCTTTACGTGTTTGCTCTGAGATCAAGTGGTCTTGCAACAAGTCTTTGTCCAACTGCAACACTGGCTCGGTGAACATACGCACGGTCAGGTCAATCAGGCGCAACTCGGATGCGGGGAACCCTTGGCTCATGCACCCATACAAGTCCCACGTCAGTGCCACATCGTTCTTGCAGTAGACACCGTAGTCAACCAACTCTTCTTTGCTGAAGTCCTTGCGGAAGTAATTGATGTACTGCTTGACCTGTTCGCCCTTGACTCCAAGGCCGTAGTAAGCGGCCAGCACCGCTAAACTCCCGCCTACGTTTGTACCATGAAGCGCACGTGCCATGCTCAGCGTATCAAGCCAACCCTTGGGGGTGATGCCAAACTGCCAATTCAGAATCGCCCCATCAAACACTGCGTTGTGGGCTAAGGCAATGGAGTTCTTCCAGTCATACTTGTTCAGGAAGCTGTACAGCTTTTGGTGTGTACCGCTAAACCACTCCGGCTCGCCATCGTTTACCTGTACTGCAACACCGACAACTTCAAAGCGCTTGTCCCGAATGTATTCCTCAGTGGTCTGCTTGGCAAACCCAAGGTCGCCGCCGTAGGCAGTTTCAAAGTCAACCGTGATGATGTTCATTTGAACACGCCCCCAAGCCCAATAGCACTCATAAGCCCACTGCCTGTGTTGGTGGTTGTAGTTATGAAAGTACCCGGAGGTGTTTGTTGTGCGCCTTTTGCCGCCATGTTTTGTAAGTTGGCTGTGTTTATGCTTTGGGTAGCAAACCGTATTCGCTCCTGTTGACGTTCAATGTATTGCTCATCAAACACCCGCTCCATGACCGTCTTGTCAAACTTGGCTCGCTTCATTTCCTTGAACCCCTCAACCAAGGCTTGGCGTTCCTCCTCGGTGAAGTACTGCCAGTCTCGCCACGGTCTGTCTTTGTTTTGCTTACCCAAAATTACATCGTCCATTGACTGCGCAAATTGGTAGAAGCGCCCTTGTACACCTTGGTCGGTAGCCATATGGTACTCAACCATTTCAAAGTCCTCGGGGTTGGACTTCATGCGCTCCAGCAAAATTTTTACCCCCGCGCAGAACTCGCTCATCGTTAGCTCCTTCATTGTTTCATCAGTTGAATAAGTTGTTCGAGATATTCGAGTTGCTCTTCGGCAATGACAGCGGCTGTGCCACCGCATTCTTTTATCTCTCGAATGTTTTTGTCTTGCAATGCTGTGGTCGTGCCTTTACCTGCCTTGGCTTCAATCGCAAGGAAGTGTCCGTTGACACAACAAAGAAAGTCGGGGACTCCTGAACTGCCGTAGCCAGTGCCGATTGGCATGGCGAAATAGACGTTGTTGTCTTTCAGGATTTTTTTGATCTTGGCCTTGACTTTAGCTTCAGGTGTTGCCGCCATTACACCCACTCCACAAAGGTATTGCCTTTGTGTTGAATTATGGCTAACCTAAAAAATCCTTGTAGCTCCGGACTTGCGTCACCATAATCGTAGTGGCAGTGTTCGCACTGAAACTCAATAATTATTCCGTTCCTGCGGTCACTAGGGTTGCATGTATCTGCGGACGGAAACCTTGAAACTTGTGCTTCGTGTTCTGACTGGGCTATAACAGTTGTTAGCTTGTCGTCTTCACTGCGTTCAAATATTGTTGTATTGCGATGGTGCAAATAATTTTCACTGCACTGAGGACACCTCAATATATCGCCATCAAAAGCTACGGATGAATTTCCAAAAGTCGCCATGCTCTAACTCCTCAATTTGTTTTCGAGCGGCGATAATATCACACAGCTTGACTTTGTCAAGTACCGGCGTAAAAAAACCGCCCGAGAGCGGTTAGGACTTACCCTAACAAATGTTAGGCAGGGGGTTGGCAGATTACGTGCCCCCGATCACGTTAGAAGTCGGATGAAGTCACTTTAATTCAAGGGGGAAACTTCACCCAAAGAGACACCGTCACATCTGCCAGCTAGGTCGTCCCCCAATCAATTCACCCCCCAATCTTTATGTTTTGGCAAGTTCGCGGTCAATGTACCACTTGGCTTTCTCCAAGTCTTGCAGTCGGTTGCCTTTGTGGTCGGCTCGACTGATGTACTTCACAGCGTTACCCATGTTGTAGTTAAGTTCCTTGGCCTCAATGAAGTCGATGGTCTCGATTCCACCTACTTTGTAATGATAAGGATGGTTCACCGGGTCGGGTTGTGGTTCAACCATTGTGATTGATGGTAATGGTGTGTTGCTTGAAGTCATTTCAAGGAGTTGCCATTTCCGACGTTTTTCCATCTCTTTCTTGCACATGTACGCAATCGAATACGTGGTCTTGAACTTCTTGGCTACTTCAGAGACTGTAGCTGTTGGGTTCTCGGTGTAGTGCTCACGCATCAGTGCGGCGCGGCTTGTGGTTGCTTTCTTAGTTGCCATTGTTAGCTCCTTGCTGTTGGCTGTTTACATACTCGGTAAGAATTTCACGGATTTTGGCTTGCTTTGAATACGGATGGTGGGTGTTGAAGTAGTCCATCACCTCCCTCGATAGTCGCAAGCTCGTATTGAAAAGGGTTGGCTTCTTACTCGGGCCTCGTCCTTTTCGTTTTGTAATTTCTTCAGTCATCTTGGTTCCTTTTTAATTTCCCAGCTTTCTTAAAAAAAGTCAGCATCGATTTGTATGGCACATCAAACCTGTCAGCTATCTCTTTCTTTGTCGCTCCTTCCGCATACAAAGACAAAGCTCTGCGTTCATCAAACTGCGGCAACTTCCTACCTGCGTTCGGTCTTGCTCCTCCCTTGGCAACCTTATTGCCAAACTTAAACCCACGTTTCCCCATCATTTCAGGCGGGACTGTGCTTATGTTCTTATCTGTTATCCCAAAGATTGTTCCGTGGCTAGGGTTCTTGTTCCTTAGCTTTTGTACCCCCTCAGTTGTTTTGGCGCTGATAACTGCATTACGTTTGATGTCAGCAAAGGGGTCGCCCCGCCTTGCGTGTTCCTCGTCTGTAAATTCCTTCCAGTTAAATGCGTTCACGGCACTCATGCTGTTCTCCTGCGGATTTGGTTAGAAAAATAAGGTAGCAGTTACTGCACCGCCATACAAGACCTTCTTGCACGACTGTTCTGCGCTCCCCGTGTTCCCCACGTGATTTACCAAAAAATGTTCTGATTGCTTCAAGCATGTCTACTCCAGTCTGTGTATCCAAGAATTTTCATCATCGCTGTCTCATGGATTGCATCCCCCCAATAGCGAACACCGCCTTCTGTTATAACGAATCGCCATAGCGTCCCATAGTCATCGGTCGTGTACCAAACATTTCGCGTCGTGAGTCTGCCGTTGATGTTGTGTACCTCAAGCACTGTTCTTCTCCTTGAGTTTGGCTTCAATAGCATTTGCAAAGTCAACCCAAAACGAATCTATTCTTGAAGTTGCATTATGTAAGTTGGAGTAAACAAAACTTTGCTCATCCCTTGTCAGCCCTACCCACTCACGTTTAAATGATCGGTCTAATAAATGAAGATTGTCTAATTCGCTGGTTTCCTCGCATTTCGGACAGCGCATCATCGCTGATGTTTTCATGCTTGTTGCTCCTTCCATCGTTTGCACATACGTTTGACTGTTTCACTTTGATGCTTGTTGTTCTTCCTCAAACAGATTTCACTTAGCTGTCGTTCTTTTGCTTTTTGCTTTAGCGTTTTTTCCACTGGCGGCGTGGGTTCGGGGAACAAGCCATTCCATCCTGTTGCCATAAGCGCCACGCTGAGTATGAGCCGATCAATCATGTGTAGTCTCCTTCTTCCGTATGCTCGGTCAGTCTTGCCATCAGCCGTGCAATCCGTTGTTCGTTGTATTGAATAGCCGCATTCGCATACTC